CCTATCTGGTGTTTTCGGTTCCGCCAGATGGGCGATCCTGTTTTTATAGACTTATCTCGAAGGAGGACCGATGGCGGAGAAGATAGACTTCCGGGCTGTCGCAGATCAGTTCGGGGCGCGCTCCCATGAGCGAGCGATGCGGGAGGACCCCGTTCTCTGGGCTCAGGATCGGCTCGGGGATCACTTGTGGTCGAAGCAGCGTGAGGTGATGTACTCGCTAAGAGACAACAAGCGCACACTTGTCGCTTCATGTCACGCAAGCGGGAAAGGGGCACCTCCCGAGGCGGAGATTCTCACGGGCCGTGGGTGGATCACCTACGGGGAGATCGAGCGTGGCGATCAGGTCTATACCCCTGAGGGGAAACCCACACAGGTAGTCGCGGTCATGAGGTGGCACGATCGCCCGCATTACAAGGTGGAGTTCAGCGACGGCGTCGTCGAGCAGTTCGACGCAGCCCACGAGTGGAACACCATCCACCTGTCGCACCGACCACGGAAGGTCTCCGACTGGCGGGAGCATTGGGGTTCGACACGGCGGTTCGAGACTCAGGAGATCGCTGACACTCTCCGATCGACAACAGGGCAGTTGAACCATCGAGTGCCCGTCTGCCGCCCCCTGTCGGGCTCGGGGGAGGCCCCGGAAGTTGACGGTTACCTTCTTGGTTACTGGCTAGGGAACGGGACTCGTGGTGCTGGTGCGATCACGTTCCATGCGAATGATAGCGAACACCTCTCTCGCGAGGCCCAGCGAGCAGAGCATGGACTTCTCCCGATTCGTGAGACCTCTGAGCACGGGCGAACGTCAACACCTGCGGGTCTTCAGGTGGCGCTTCGTCAAGTCGGCGTGCTAGACGAGAAGTACATTCCCGAAGTGGTACTTCGCGCCCCGGTCGAATACCGATTGGCTGTCGTTCAGGGGTTGCTAGATGCAGATGGGCACGCGACGAGGAATGGCTCGGTGTCCCTGGATCTCTGTGATGAGAAGCTTGCTTTTGGAACGCAGGAACTCATCCGCGGCCTAGGCACGATCGTTAACATCCATCCACATGATGCGAAGTTATACGGTCGGGTGACGAGCACGCGTTACCGGATGAACTTCACGCCGATCGGGTGGGAGCCGTTCCGGTTGCAGCGGAAGCAAGAGGCGTTTCACAACAATCGAGGAGCCAGTCAGGCGTCTCGAAACACGGTACGCACTATCAAGAGTGTTGAGCCCGCAGGCACCTCGACAACGATATGCATCGAGGTCGCCGATCCGAGTCACATGTACTTGACCGGGCGAGCTTTGATCCCCACGCACAACTCACACACTGCATCTCGGGCTATTGGTTGGTGGCTTGATGTCCACCCGCATGACCCTACTGAGACCCGCGTGATCACTACGGCACCCTCCTGGAACCAGGTGAAGAACGTCATGTGGGCGTATGTCGAGGATCTCCAATCCAAAGCGAACATGCCCGGGCGTATCACTGGTAAGGCGGAGTGGACCTTCCCTGGGTTCAAGACAGCCACCGCGTTCGGGCGCAAGCCCGCGGACTACGACGAGTCCACCTTTCAGGGATTCCACTCCACCTATGTCCTCGCCGTTGTCGATGAGGCCGGTGGGGTGGCGGAGAACATCTTCACCTCTGTCGAGACCATCACCACGAACAAGCACGCCCGCATCCTCGCCATCGCGAACCCGGACGACCCGAACTCGTACATGGCGAAGATCTGGCGAGACGAGTCGAAGCTCCCGCCCTCCGAACGGAAGTGGAACCTCATCACCATCTCAGCCTTTGACACGCCCAACTTCCCGGCCGAAGAGGTGCCCCAGAAGGCGAAGGACAACCTGCTCCAGAAGGAGTGGGTCGATGATGCCGAGCGTCGCTGGGGCAAGGACGATCCTCGGTACGTGTCGAAGGTCCTCGCCAGGTTCCCCGACATCGGTGACGATGGCCTGTTCAACCTCGGCCGGGTGCTTCAGTCCATGAACGAGTGGGCTGATGACGAGTGGAACACGACCGCCCCGATTCACATCGGTGTTGACGTCGGTCTGTCCACTACTGGTGACTTCAGCGTGATCTCCACCTGCCAGGACGGCCATGTCGAGGTTGTCGAGCGGGTGAAGGGCTATGACGGGAACAGGCTCTCCCGGCTCATCGGACAGCACGCCAAGCGCCTGCGGGCGGAAGGACTCGACGTGGACATCCGCATCGACGCCGTGGGTGTTGGGCGAGGTGTCCAGGCCGTCATCGACAACCACGTGCCCGAGGAGATTCCGGTCTATTGGATCGTCGGCAATGCGGCCTCGCCGGACAACCTGAAGTGGTACAACTTCCGCGCGGCGATGTACGACTCCGTCGCCCAGGCCATCAATGTTGGCGAGTTGTCGGTTCCACCTGATGAGGCCGCCGGTGAGAAGACCGAGGGGCTCTTCGACGAGTTCCGCTCGATCCTCTACGAGTACAGAGGCACCAAGCTCCTGATTCGTGGGAAGGACGAGCTGAAGAGGAAGGGCGAGCCTTCGCCTGACGTTCTGGACTCGATCTGCTACGCGGCGATGCCGAGCAGCCTTCTAACAGATGGGGCGGACTCTCTCATCGAGGCTGATACCCTAATGGAGAGTACGGATTCCGAGTACTCACCTATAGACGAGTGGGGTAATGAGGAGTGGACCTTCGCCCCAGCCTGAGGAGTTGAACTGTGAGATTTGGCACATTTCAGATTGGCGGGTCCACCCAGCGCGTCCAGGCCCGGCTGACCGAGGCGTCCAAGGCGTACGCCGCGGTCACCCGCGGGGCTGTCGCATCTCTCAACCGGGAGGATGTCGGCTGGTCCCGCTGGGGTGATGAGGACGCCACATCCGATGTGGTATCTCTCGCAGTCATCAAGGAGCACTCGCTGAGGGCTCGCAGGCTCGCCGCCTACAACCCGCTCGTCAAGCGCGGCATCGGCATTCGCAACGCCTATATGTGGAGTGAGATTCCTCGCATTTCAGGGATCAAGACGCCCGAGACCGCGGCGCTCTACGACACTGTCCTCTCCCGCACGGCACGCGCCCGGGATGAGGCGGCCTTCTGCACCGACGGCATCGTGCTCTACACCGTTCGCCGGACCGACAAGCGAGTGGCCCCCGTGCCCCTGTCGCGTATCCGCGGCATCGCCCGAGCTCTGGACGCCACCGATGAGGCCGACATCTTCGCCTTCCTGATCGACCCCGTGCCCGTGTCGGACACCCTCTCCACGGCGGAGCAGGAGCGGCGCAAGCCCGAGTGGCACGTCGTCAACGGTAAGGACTGGGCGCCCGTCAAGGACGAGAAGGGCTACAAGACTGTCCACGACGACAGGGTCGTTTACGAGATGGTCAACCGTCAGATCGGCGAGCAGTGGGGCAAGCCTGAGCTCATGGGCGCCGTCTACTGGGCCCAGGCCTACAAGGAGTTCCTTGAGGCCAGCCATGTCATGACCAAAGCCTTAGCCAGAATTGCGTTCAAAGTCACATCCGCCACGGCTAAGCAGCAGCAGGCTGTCATTCAGCAGATGTCGAACGCTCAGGGCATCGGTGGTCTCGCCTCGCTCGGTGCGGGCCAGGAGTTCACTGCCGTCTCCAAGGCCGGGGCGGGCATCGACTTCGGGGCCGGTACCCCGCTCGCCTCCATGGTCGCCAGTGCGCTCGACGTGCCCCTGTCGGTCCTCCTCACAGACGGCTCGGCCGGTGGACGACAGGGCGCTGAGACGGCCCTTGAGGATCCCACCTTCAAGGCTTTCGAGTTCCGCAGGCAGATTCACAAGAGCCTTATCCAGAAGATCTTCTTGGCCCTTGGCAGGAAGGTCGAGGTCGAGCTCGCCCCCCTGTCGAACGAACTCATTCAGCGCTGGGGCCAGGTCGTTACCCTCGGTCTTCAGAACGGGATTCTTCACAAGACCGAGGCGCGCAGTCTCTTCCTCGACAGGCTCCAGCCGATCAACGCCAGGCCGATCAACGACCTGCCTGTGTCGGAGGAGATTCTCGCCGCGAAGAGCCTGGCCGACCCCAACGCCGTGCAGGACAGCGTCGCCAAGAAGAGTGCATCTCGCACCGGCGTGGGCGCCATGTCGGATGGCACGAACGCTAACCGTGATGAGGCTGGTGGCGAGACACTCGCCTGAATGAAAAGGAGTTCCTGAAATGCGCACGGAGTACAGGTCCGCTTTCCATGGAGGGGTGACCGCTCTTCTGGAGGCGGCCACTCCGGATGCGCTGTCCGGGGAGAGGCCCGGCCGGTACCGCATCCGAATTATCTGTCCTGGGCAGGGTTCCAGTGGCACATACTCGGAGGCCAACCTTGCCGCCTCCGTCGGGCACTTCCCCGCCGGGACGCAGATGTTCATGGACCACCCGTCGAAAGACGAGGATGTGAACCGCCCCGAGCGATCCGTGAAGGACCTTGCGGGGCGGCTGGTGACCGACGCCGTTGTCGGTCTTGATGGAGCACTATACGCGGAGTGCGAGGTGTATCCGTCGTTCAACGACATCATCCGCGAGAAGTGGCAGGACATCGGAGTGTCGATCAATGCCTGGTCGGAGAACGGTCTGGACGCCGACGGCATTGTACCGGTATTCGATGGAGTCACTTCTGTAGACTTCGTAACGAAGGCGGGCGCAGGTGGCGCTTTGCTGGAGGTGCTGGAATCCCAGCGCGTCAGTTCCGATGAGGAGAACCATATGAACGAGGAGACGATCCGTCAGGCCATCGCCACTGCGGTGACCGAGGCTCTCGCCCCGCTTCTTGAGCTTCTCGCCAAGGACAATCTTCCGGGAGAGCAGCCGGTCGCCCCTGAGGCTCCCGCCGGCGAGGCCCCGGGCGAGGACCCTGAGCGGAAGCCCGAGGAGCCCGCGGACAAGCCTGAGGCCCCTGAGCCGACCCCCGAGCGCAAGCCCGAGGCGCCCGGCGAGAAGACCGACGACAAGCCGCCCGCTGCTTCGAGCGAGAAGAAGCCCGAGGACGACGAGGATGAGAAGAAGCGCAAGGCCCGCAAGGAGTCCGCTGCTGAGGCCTTCGTCATCGCCACCCGCCTGCTCGACTCTGGTCTGCCCTCCGTCGCCCAGAAGCGGGTCATCGACGCTGTCGAGTCCGGTACTGAGCTGAAGGAGGCCATCTCGGCCGAGCAGCACTACCTGACTTCGGTCAGGGCATCCACGGCTGGGGAGATTCGCGAGTCGAGCTCCGAGCCTTACAAGATCAAGAACTTCAAGTGAGGTAAGGAGATCACAATGGTACAGATCAACTCCTTCGGCGCCAAGAAGATTTCTGACATCCAGGTCTTCGAGTACTCCGACACCCTGTCCCTCCCTGTGGACCTGTCGAAGTACGGCAAGAGCCACATTGGCGACGTCGTCCAGGTTGGTGGCTTGCTCGGCGTCCTTGTGACCGAGATCGCCCCGTCCGCCCAGGACCAGGCCAAGCTCGGCCAGGACCCGATGTGGAACCCGCTGACCAAGCCGACCTGGGGCAACAACGGCCCGGGCTACGCCTCGGTCCGCATTTCCGGTGGCGTCTTCAAGCTTCAGGTGACCCTGTCGGGTGCCGGTGTCGAGCCGGGCGCTCTGATCTACGCGAAGCCCGCTGCCAATGGCAGGATGGAGCTCACCAACGACAAGGCTGCCGGCACTGCCGGGCTCGTCGGCTACGCCTACTCCAAGATCACTGGTACGGGTGCCCAGACGGTTCCCGTCATCCTCGCTCGCTGAAAGGAATGATGGGGCAAAATGTTCACTTCTTACACTGAGTTTGCTAAGACCCTTGAGTCCGCTATCGGTGGTGACCGGGCGGCCCAGGGCCAGCTGAAGAACGCGATCCTGGAGGCCGACTCCTCGCGCGACCGCGGTACCTTCCGCGAGGCCGTCACCTCGGACATGCTCGCTCCCTGGTTCACCCAGGCCGTGCAGCCCGCCTTCGAGGACGCCTACAAGGACCAGGAGGAGACCTGGAAGGAGTTCGCCAGCGAGGAGCTGCTGAACGACTTCCGCCCGGTTCAGCTCCTGTCGCTCGACCACGACATCGACGCCACCCTCCTTCGGGACAACGGCGGCTTCGTGGCCCCGGCCGGCACCCTGCCGAAGATTCCGGAGCTCACCCCGTACCCGACCTTCGGCTACAAGGCCTCGGGTCGCTGGATCGACACCGCCAAGCACGGTGCTCGCCTCCAGTTCTCCTGGGAGGCTTTCATCAACGACGACTACGGCCTGATCGAGCGGTTCCCCTCGGACGCCGCCAAGCTGGCTGCCCGCACCGTTGACGCCGCCTGCTACGGCGCGCTGTTCTCCCTCGACCCGAACACCCCGGGCTTCAACTCCGGTGTGATCTCGGACTCGCTGGGGACCGTCCTGAAGGCTCGTGCGGCCGCCGGCGTTCTGATCAACCACCGCGTTCCGCAGCCCG